GGCTGCTGAACCAGATCCAGCGCGCCAACCGCAACTACGACTCCAACAACGGGCAGGAGACGGCCCGCGTCACCACCGCCAGCGGCCTCATGCAGCTGCGCTCCGACGCCATGACGCAGCAGAAGATCAAATCCGCCGATCGCAACGCGGGCTTCTGCCGCCTCTACGAGCTGCTGGATCGGCTGGCGCTGGAATACTTTGACGACGACCGGCTGCTGTTCATCGGCGCGAAGCAGCCCGGCGGCGAGGATGAGACCGTGCGCTACAACGGCGCGAACTACGCCGTGGAGAGCGGCGCGCTGGTCGATCCGCTGACCGGGGAGACCATCCGCCCGGGACAGATCTACTACCCCCGCGTGGATGTGACGGTGAGCGTGGGCAACAGCCTGGGCAGAAGCCCCGCGGCGACGGTGAGCGCGCTGGAAAGGCTGATCGCGACAAAGGTCACGGCGGACAACTGGAAGCTGCTCGCCGCGGAGCTGGACTACCTCGACATTCCGCAGAAGCAGGAGATCGTGGCGGAGTGGAAAGCAAAATTTGAACCTGTGGTCGATCCGCCCGAAGCATCGGGCGAAGCGATAAATGTTGAAGGAAAGGGGAAATGAAGATGGATCAGGAAAAGACGGCTGTGGCGCCGATGGAGACGCCGGAGACCGCCGTGCTGGACGAGATCGCCATCGCGAAAAAGGCGAGGCTCGATTTCGCCATGCGAGACCTCGACGAGTTCCTTGCCCGCCACGCGGACGTGGACGTGGAGAAGCTGATGGACAACACGCGCTTTCTCCGCTTCTGCGGCTCCCGCATGGGGCATGAGTCCCTCGCGACGCTCTACGACGACTTCGTGGCGCTGGTGAGCGAGGCGGGCGCGGCGGCGGTGGCACGGATGCAGAGCCGCAGCGCGCGCTCCACCGGCGGCGGCACCGCGGGCGGCGAAGCGCTCTCGCCGGCGCAGAAGTATGTGCTGGACGCATGGAACGCGGAGCATCCCGAGATGGCGATGACGGCCCGGGAATTTCTCGGGAGATGAGCGAAGCGCCGCCTGTGGCGGATGAAGCGAGTGAATCTCGAGGCAGCGCCCCGCTTGGCGCGACCGAAGGGAGCGGGAAGCGGATGGCGCAACGGTGGGCAAAAGCCCGGAAAGGAGAAAGAAACATGAAGTTTTATCAGAAGCTCGACGGCGCGAGCCACATCAGCGCCCGCGAGTACGACATCGCGGAGAATACCGCGATCAAGGAGGGCCAGCTGGTCAAGCTGACCGACGGCCTTGTCACCGCCGCGGCGGCGGGTGAGACCGGGGCGGTGCTGGGCATCGCCGCCGAGAACCACAGCGGCAGCGCCGACGCGCTGGACAATCGCGCCAACGGCAAGAAGATCATGGTCATCGACGACCGCGACGTGGTCATGCAGTGCGCCGCGCCGCAGATCACCGCGGCCTCCGGCACGGCGACCACCATCGTCGCCTCCGCGCTGGCCACCTTTGCCGACGACGATTTCAAGGGCGGCTACGTCAAGCTCATCAGCAAGGCGGCGGAGAGCACCAACACCGACGCCATCGGTCAGATGCGCCGCATCACCGGCTCCACCGCGTCGAGCAAGACCTTTACGGTGGAATCCGGCGGCGCCGCCTCCGCGGGCGACGTGTACGCCGTGTTCCCGCCCGTGGGCTTCGCCAAGGGCAACCTCGCCGCAAACGGCACCGGCGTCGTGCTGACCGCCACCGCCAATCTGCCGGTGAAGGTCATCGGCCGTGACGAGGGCTTTGGCCTCGTCAATCTGATGATCGGCAAGCATGTGTTCGGCTCCGGCAACTAATCAGAAGGAGGAATATGAATATGTCCAATACCGCATGGAAAACCGACAACTATAAGTTCGTCGGCAAGGCGTTCGACTACGCCTACGCCAACCGCATCGGCAAGCTGCTCGCCATCCTCGGCGTCGCCAGCTCCAACAGCATCGACTATGAGCTGACCGGCTCCGGCGGCTACGGCGAGATGCCCGTCTACGACGGCGAAAACCTCAACGAGGGCGCGAGAAAGCGCGGCTTCAAGACCATCATCACCCCCGAGGAGTTCTCTCTCTCCGAGTCCGTCGGCTACAAGCAGGCGAAGATCGACAAGAGCGGCGAGTGCTCTCGCGTGGGCAAGATGCTGGGTTCTTCCGCGGCCATGACCGTGTATATGCACGCGCTTCGCATGTTCGCGGGCGCCTTCAATCCCAACTGCGTCGGCGGCGACGGCAAGAGCTGGGCCGCCACCGACCACCCCAACGCCTCCAAGGGCAGCGAGGGCCGCAGGTTCGTCGCCGATCCCGACAGCGGCACCTACTCCAACCTCATCACCAAGACGCTCAGCGTCAGCGCCATCACCGAGGCGCAGAGCATGGCGGGCCGCCTCACGACCCCCGACGGTCTGCCCCTGCTGGCGGACATGAACCTGCTGCTGGTGTCCCCGGAGCTGGAGGCCGAGGCCAAGAAGATCTGCGGCGACAACGGCAAGTTCCGTCCCACCCGCAACCCGGCGGACAGCTCCAACGCCGCCAACCCGCTGGCGGATCTTCAGTACATGGTCATCGGCGGCGGCAACGACGGCTTCACCGCCAAGCAGTGGGCCATCTGCGACCCCACGCTGATGCGCGAGATGGTCAAGCTGGTGTATATCACCCGCCCCACCGTCATGCAGACCGCGCTGGACAACCCGCTCAAGGATCTCTACACCGGCTACGTCGACTTCGGCTGCGGCTGGGGCGACGGCAGACAAATTATTTTCAGTAATCCTAACTGAAAATAATTTGGCGCGTCCCTGCGGGACGCATAGATTTCAAGACGCGCTAACGCGCGGCTCCCATCGCCTCCGCTCGGTCGCGCGGGCTGCGCCCGCCAACCCGCTTCGGAGATTTCGGCGAAAGGAGTTTTTTGCCCGGGAGGTAACGCGAACCGTTACCTCCCGGGACGGGAAGGGGGATTTTTATGACATTGGGAGAAGCCAAGCGCAAGGTGCTGATGCTGCTGGATGAATACTCCACCGATGGGACGCTCAGCGTGGACGCCGACATTGACGCGAAGATGAACGACTTCTTCGACATGGCGCAGCGGGACGTGGCGGCGTGGCAGCCCATCGTGCGGCGCATGAGCCTGACGCTGGACGGCACGGGCAGCATGGCGCTGCCGGAGGACGTTTCCCGCGTCATCCGTATGCGAAAGGACGGCATCCGCGTCTCGGGCTACGAGGTGGTGGACGGCAGGCTGCTCTTCGGGAGCGGCGATACCTCCACGCTGACGCTGGACTACATCGCCTCACCGGAGAAGATCACGCCGGAGACGGCGGATGACCACGAATTTGAGGTCAGCGACGAGGCGGCGAACTGTCTGCCGTTTTTCGTGGCGGCGCAGCAGCTTGTCGCCGACCTGGTGGTGGATTACGGCGCGTTCTACAACCTGTATCTCCAGACGCGGGCCATGCTCAGCCGCTCCACGCTGGGCGCGCTCGGGCTGCGGCAGGAACTGTACCGGAGGTAGCCTATGTCGAGGAGAAAGGGCGTAAGCATACGCACCAAAAAATACGAGCGTTTCCGCGGCGTGGACTTCACCACCGATCCCGCGCTGGTGGACGACGTTCGCTCGCCCTGGGCGCCGAATATGGTCGCCGACATGGGCGGTATGCCGGAAAAACGCCCCGGCTGGCGCACACTGCGGCAGTTCAGCGGACGGATCAACGGCATCTTTGCCGCCACCTTCGACGGTGTGACGCATCTGCTGACCCACGCGGGGACGCGGCTGTACCGCTGGTACGAGGAAAGCGCGACGACACAGCTGCTGGCGGAGGGCCTGAGCGACGAGCGCAGCATGGCGGTGTATATGGGCGGCGCGCTGTGGCTGTTCACCGGCGGCGGATTGTACCGCTACGACGGCGCGGCGGTAAAAAACGCCACGGAGGGCGCCTATGTCCCGCTGACGGTCATCGCGCGGACGCCCGCGGGCGGCGGCGTGAGCTACGAGGCGGTGAACCTGCTGACGGGAAAACAAAAGGTCAGCTTTCTTGCCGACGGCACGACGGTCTATACGCTGCCCGCTGCCGATCTGGACAGCGTGGACAAGGTGGAAGTAAACGGCGCGGCTCAGAGCAGCGGCTGGACGGCAAACCTCGCCGCGGGCACCGTGACCTTTGCCACCGCGCCGCCCGCTCCCGCCGTGGGCGCGGAGGACAACGTGGTCATCACGTTTACCAAGACCATCGCGGGCTACGCCGACCGCATCGGCAAGTGCCGCGCGGCGGTGGTCTGGGGCGTGGGCGGCGCCAGCGACCGCATCGTTGCCACGGGCAACCCGGACTATCCGAACCAGGATTTCATCTGCGGCTATGCCGACGGCGGCTATTGGCCCGACACGGGCTACGCCGTCATCGGCACGGATGAGACCGCGATCCTCGGCTACCGGCGGCTGGGGGAGTACCTCGCCGTCATCAAGGAGGACAACGGGCAGGATTCCACCGTGTTCCTGCGCTCCGGCTCGCTCAACGACGACGGGGAGGCGGTGTTCCCGGTCAAGCCCTGCCTTGCCGGCGCGGGCGCGGTGACGCGCTTCGGCTTCGGCAACATCGGCGATGAGCAGCTGATTTTGACCGGCAGCGGGGTCTACGCCCTGACCACCAACAGCCTCACCGCGGAGCGTATCGCCCAGAACCGCAGCTTCCGCGTGGATCCCAAGCTGCTCAGTGAGGACTTGAGCGAGGCGGTGTCGTGCAGCTACGACGGGTCGTATCTGATCTTCGTCGGCGGGCGGGTCTACGGCCTTGACGGGCGGCAGCCCCGCAGCTATCAGTCCCGCGGGGACATCAGCTTCGTCTATGAGTGCTTCTACTGGGAGAACGTCCCGGCCCGCAGTGTGCTGCGGCGCATGGAGGGCGGCGCGGAGTCGCTGTACTTCGGGACGGAGGACGGACGCGTATGCCGCTTCAACACCGACGTCGACGGTCTGACGCGCTACAACGACGACGGCGCGGCCATCGAGGCGATGTGGTGCACCAAGTCCGACGATGACGGCGACCCCATGGTCTACAAGACGCTGCTCAAAAAGGGCAACGCCGTGACCATGAAGCCCTACACGCGCTCAAGCGCGAAGGTGCTGTTCCGCACCGACCGGGACGCCATCGCGTGGCAGGCGGCGGCGGGGGAGACGGACATCTTCGACTGGGAGGACATCGACTTCGCGCGCTTTACCTTCAACGCCAACGACGGCCCGGCGGAGATCCCGTTCCAGCGCAAGGTCAAGCGCTACAAGCGGCTGCAAATTCTGGTGAAGAACGACGCCGTCAACGAGGGCTTCGGCGTCTACGCCATCGTAAAGCACTTCGCGGCGGGGAACTTTGCCAAGAAATGAGGGAAGAACCATGAGTTTATCAAGCTATAAGATCACCGATACCGCCATTGCGCAAAAGGGCGTGATCGCCGCGCCGGATAAGCTGACCGGCACGGCGGCGCAGAACAAGGCGGTGTTCGACCGCCTGATCCGCGAGAGCGTCAAGGAGCTGTTCAACAGCCTGATCGACGCGCTCTCCGGCACCGGCGGCGCGGGCGAGATCGGCACGAGAGCCATCAGCGGCGTGACGGGCGGCGATGTGCAGACCGCGCTGGGGAGCCTCAAGACCATTCTGGACACAAAGGCCGCCAGCTCGACCATGACCTCCGCGCTCTCGCTCAAGTCGGACAAGTCCGTCACGAACCTGCACATCAAGAGCGTGTCGCTCAATGCCAACACCGGCGTATTCACCTTCACGCGCGAGGACGGCTCGTATTTCACCATCGACACCGTGCTGGAAAAGGTGGCGACCAACTGGTCGTACAACGCCTCGACTCAGAGCCTTGTGCTGACGCTGGCGGACGGCACGACCCAGAGCGTTCCCCTCTCCGCGTTTATCACGGAGACGGAGTTTCAGGACAGCGCGCAGATCGCGTTCTCGGTCAGCAACCATAAGGTGACCGCCACGGTCAAGGAGGGCGGCATCACGGACGCCATGCTCTCCTCGGCGCTGGTGTCGCAATTGCAGGGCTACGTCACTGCGGCGGCGGGCAGCGCGACGGCGGCCGCCCAGAGCGCGACGGCGGCGGAAGGCTATAAGACCACGGCGAGCCAGAAGGCGGCGGACGCGGCGCAGAGCGAGGCAAATGCCGCCGCCAGCGCGGCGGCAGCCGGGAGCAGTGAAACGGTTTCCGGGCAGAAGGCGGCGGCCGCGGCGAGCAGCGAGCAGAACGCCGCGGCCAGCAAGAGCGCCGCGGCAAGCTCCGCGCAGCTGGCGGAGAGTTACACCCACGGCGGTACGGGTGTCCGCGCGGGTGAGGACACCGACAACGCCCTTTATTATAAAAACCAGGCGGCGGCCATTGTCGGCGGCGATTACGCCACCAACATCGACGTGACCAACGCCGTCTCCGCGCACAATAGCAGCGTTACGGCGCACGGCGACATCCGCGAGGCGCTGGAGACCAAGGCGGACGCTTCGGCGCTGACGACGCACACCGGCAACGGTGACATCCACGTGACCGCCGCGCAAAAGACGGCGTGGAACGGCAAGGCGGACGCCTCGGCGCTGACGACGCACACGGGCAACAGCAATATCCATGTGACCGCCGCGCAGAAAACGACGTGGAACAACAAACAAAACGCGCTGACCTTTGATTCCGCGCCGACCTCCGGCAGCGCCAACCCGGTGACCTCCGGCGGCGTCTATACGGCGATCCGAAACGCGGAAAAGAAGCCCTACGTCCGCACCTTCACGGCGGCAAACTGGTCAAACGGCGCCATTACCATCGCCGCGGCGACCCACGGCTTCACCGGCAGCGGCGTTGTGGCGCAGTTCTACCATCTGGTCAGCGGCAGCTACGTCGCGGGTACCTGGGCCTGCGTGGAGAGCTGGGCGGAGATCGACGCGTCGTCCCACGTCATCACGCTCCACGGG